GGGAAACGTATGCTTTTATGCGCCGCACAGGGGCCGCAGGGCCTCCAGCAGCCGGTCGTTGTCCCGGGTGTCCCGGACGGCCAGGCGGAGATACTGCTGCCCGCCCAGCTTGGGAGACAGGTCCTTCACCAGGATGCAGCGGTTCACCAGCAGCTCCCGGGTGATGGCCCGGGCGGACAGGCCGCCCAGCAGCTCCACCATGAGATAGTTGGCCTGGGACGGGATCACCCGCAGGTTGGGGAGCTTCTCCAGCTCCCGGCGGAAGCGGGCCCGCTCGGCCCGGATGCGGTCCAGGGACTGGGCATAGTCCTTCTTATACTTCTCCTCGATCTGCATATAGAACTCGGCGAAGGAGTTGATGTTCCAGATGGCCACATCCTTTTTCAGGGCGGCGATCAGGTCCTGGTCGCCGGAGGCCAGGACCCCCAGCCGCAGGCCGGGGACGCCATAGGACTTGGAGATGCTCTTGACCACATACAGCCTCCTGTACCGGTCCAGCAGGTCCTGGCGGATGAAGGTGTTGTCCGCCTCGTCGGCAAAGTCGGCAAAGGACTCGTCCAGGATCAGGCGGATGCCCTTCTCCTGCGCCCAGTCCGCCAGGCGCAGCACGTCCGGGGCGGGAATATAGTTGCCGGTGGGGTTATCGGGGTTGATGAGCACCAGGTTGTCGATGTCCTGGGGGCCGAAGAAGGCCATCAGGTCGTCAGCGGTGTACCGGAAGTCCGGGCCCGCCGGGGTGAAGCAGACGTTGGGCCGGTCCTGATAGCGGTTGGGGTACTCCTCGAAGGTGGGGCGGATGAAGCCGGTGGCCCCCTCCAGCCGGGCCATCAGGGCCTTGATGAGCTCCGCCGCGCCGTTGCCCACCAGGATGTTCTGCTGGTGGACGGCGAAGTTCCTGGCCGCCAGCAGGGCGTTCACCCGCATACCGGAGGGATACTGGGTCAGCAGGGGGGTGAAATTGGCCTGGATCTCGTCGATCAGCCGCTGGGGCGGGAAATAGGGGTTCACCAGATAGCAGAAGTCCAGCAGCTGGGGATAGCGCCAGTAGCCGCCGTAACGTCCCTGCATGAGGCTGACCCGGAGGTCCGGGTCCTGGGCAAACATGGAGGAGGCAATGTCCAGGTCCTGGATGTCGTCGATCTCGTACCACAGCTGGCCATTCAGGCGCTTGGCCCGGATCTCCGGGTCATCCAGCATGGCGATGACCCGCAGGACCTGTTCATAGTATTCGTTGTTGCCCAGGGCCTTGGAATAGGCCTCCAGGAAGGGAACATAGTGGGTCCGGGAGAAGTGGCGGCCGAACTTGTAGATGTTCACGGTCTTGTAGTATTCGTGGGCCTCTTCAAACCGGAAATTCTTGCTGGGGACGAAGGAGGCGATGCTGTCATCAGGCCCCAGCTTCACGCAGGTGCCGTCCATCCAGCTTTCGTACTTGTCCACCAGGGCCAGGGTCTCCCGGTGGTCGTCCAGCAGCTGGTCGATGACGGCGTCCTCGAAGATCAGGTCCGACTCAAACAGCAGGGTGTCGTCCTGGCACAGATAGTCCTTGGCCAGGGCCAGGGAATAGATGTTGTTGGTCTTGTCGTAAATGGGGTTCTGGACATAGACAATGGGCGTCCGGATGCCCAGGGTGTCGATATATTCCATGAGCTTCTCGCCCTCATAGCCCACCACGATGACGATGCGGGACAGATGGCGGCGCTCGATCTGATGGAGCATCCGGTCGATCAGGGCCACCCCGTTGACCTGCACCATGCATTTGGTCCGGTCCTGGGTCAGCTCCTTCAGCCGCTTGCCCATGCCTGCCGCCAGTATGATTGCTTGCATATGGATCTCTCCTTTTTCTGTAGAGATTTGACGTTTTATTATACCCCATGCGGCCCGGATGCGCAATGGGTACGAAGGAAAAATGCGCGGCGGGCTTGCTGCTTATTGGGGACTTATGCCCGCTTCCAGCGGACGCCGCCGGGGACGTCGGTGATCTCCACGCCCTGGGCCTTCAGCTCATCGCGGATACGGTCGGCCTCGGCGAAGTTTTTAGCCTTCTTGGCGTCGGCCCGGGCCCGGATCAGGGCCTCCACCTGGGGATCCTGGCCGCCGTCCTCGCAGACCACGGTGAAGCCGCCGGCGGCGGGAGCCGCCGCCTGGGTCTTGCGCAGGGACGCCGCCTTCTCCGTCAGCTTCAGGCCCAGCACCTGGTCGAAGCTGTCCAGCGCCGCCAGCTTGGTGGCGTCGGTGGTCCTGGCCTTCAGCACGTCATAGAGCACCGTCACCGCCATGGAGGTATTCAGGTCGTTGTCCATGGCCTTGGTGAAGCGGGCCTTCAGCTCCTCCAGAGCCGCCGGGTCCACGTCTCCCTTGCCGGGGGTCAGGGCGGCGATCTTAGAGAGCAGCTTGTTATAGGCCGCCACGGCGTTGTCCAGATTCTCCCAGGTGAACACCAGGCTCTTGCGATAGTGGCTTTGCAGGCAGAAGAAGCGATAGGCCAGGGGATCATACCCCTTCTGCTCCAGCAGGGACACGGTTAAAAACTCGCCCTTGGACTTGGACATTTTGCCGCCCTCGGTGTTCAGGTGGGCCACATGGCACCACTGGGGGCACCAGGGATGGCCCAGATAGCTCTCGGACTGGGCGATTTCGTTGGTGTGGTGGGGGAAGGCGTTGTCGATGCCGCCGCAGTGCAGGTCCAGATACTCGCCGTTGTACTTCATGGAAATGCCGGAGCACTCAATGTGCCAGCCGGGATAGCCCACGCCCCAGGGGGAGTCCCATTTCAGGGCCTGGTCCTCGAACTTGGACTTGGTGAACCAGAGGACGAAGTCGTTGCGGTTGCACTTGTTGGTGTCCTCCTCCACGCCCTCCCGGACGCCCACGGCCAGGTCCTCCTCGTTGTGGTCGTTGAAGATATAGTACCGCTCCAGCTTGCTGGTGTCGAAATACACGTTGCCCCCGGCCACATAGGCATAGCCGGTGTCCAGCAGGCGGGTGATGATCCTGATATAGTCGTCAATCAGGCCGGTGGCGGGCTGGACCACGTCGGGGCGCTTGATGTTCAGCTTGCGGCAGTCCTCAAAAAAGGCGTCGGTGTAATACTGGGCGATCTCCATGACGGTTTTGTGCTCCCGCCGGGCGCCCTTGAGCATCTTGTCCTCGCCCTGGTCGGCGTCGGAGGTCAGGTGGCCCACGTCGGTGATGTTCATGACCCGGTTGACGCTGTATCCGGCGTAGCGCAGGTATTTCTCCAGCACGTCCTCCATGATATAGCTGCGGAGGTTGCCAATGTGGGCAAAGTGATACACCGTGGGGCCGCAGGTGTACATCTCCACATGGCCGGGGGTGTGGGTCTTGAACTCCTCTTTCCGATGGGTGGCGGAATTATACAGATACATGGTGTGTTCTCCTTCAATCGTCAGTTTTCGATGGCAAACAAAAAGCCTCCCATGCCCAGGGGCATGAGAGGCGATGTCTCGCGGTTCCACTCTCGTTTGTCGCTTGAGGGCCTTTGACGCAGGCCATGCGGCGGGCTTCCACATCCCGCGCGCTCCCGGACGCACCTTCTGCCGCACCCCGCAGGACGGCTTGCAGCCGGTGGCCGTCCCTCTCTTGCCGGAGCTGCGCGGCATACTCTTTCCGATCGTCGCGCTGTTCGATTGGCTATTATTATAGCGGCTTGGGCCCGGCGTGTCAATACCGGCGGATGACGGCGGCCACCTTGCCCAGGATCCGGGCCTCCCGCCCGTCGATGGGCTGATAGGCCGGGTTTTCCGGCAGGAGCCAGACCTCTCTCCCCTGCCGCTTCAGGCGCTTCACCGTGGCCTCGTCCCCCAGCAGGGCCACCACGATCTCGCCGTTGTTGGCGGCGGGCTGCTGGTGCACCACCACCAGGTCGTCCGGAAGGATGCCGGCATTGATCATGGACTCGCCCCGGACCCGCAGGGCGAAATACTCCCCGTCCCGGCCGCCGGTGTCGAAGGTCAGGTAATCCTCGATGCACTCCTGGGCCAGAATGGGGGACCCGGCGGCCACATTGCCCACAATGGGCACCTGGTTCTCCTGGGGCGCCTCCGTCAGGGTCAGGGCACGGCCCTTTCCGGCCTGCTTGCCGATGACGCCCAGCTCCTCCAGGTGCTTCAGGTGAAAGTGCACCGTGGAGGGGGACTTCAGCCCCACGGCCTCGCCGATCTCCCGCACCGAGGGGGGATACCCCTGGTCCTGGATGGCCTGGACGATGTAGTCATAGATTTTCTGCTGCATTTTGGTCAGCTGGGCCATGATGTCCGCTCCTTTACCGGGTACTTTTTTCGATTATATCACAGAAAATCCGGGTTTGCAACAGATGTTCGAGGATTTTTCCTGGGATTTTCTGAGGGCGGAAAATTTCAATTTTTCTCTTGACAGAACCAAGCAGTATATGGTAATATGACAAAGCTGACGATTTCGCGGAGGGCGCATGCGGGTGTAGCACAATGGCCAGGGCACCAGCCTTCCAAGCTGGGGATGCGGGTTCGATTCCCGTCACCCGCTCCACTTTTTTATGCGCCAGTAGCTCAGTTGGATAGAGCAACTGCCTTCTAAGCAGTAGGCCAGGGGTTCGAGTCCCTTCTGGCGCGCCACTTCTTTACTGGAGCATGTCGTCCGGCGTTCCTTGCGGTTCTATATGGTGGGTGTAGCTCAGTTGGTTAGAGCACCGGATTGTGGTTCCGGGTGTCGAGGGTTCGAGTCCCTTTACCCACCCCACTGAATATCAGGGATTGGGAGCGATCCCAATCCCTGATTCTTTTTCCACACAGGGGTGTAGCCAAGTGGTAAGGCAAGGGACTTTGACTCCCTCATCCGCTGGTTCGAGTCCAGCCATCCCTGCCACGCCTTTCCGGATGGCCCCATCCTTTTTTCATATGTGCCACGCTCCGTTAGCTCAGTCGGTAGAGCACCTGCCTTTTAAGCAGGGTGTCCGGGGTTCGAATCCCCGACGGGGCACCAAAGTAAAACCCGCGTATCCGCAGTGGATGCGCGGGTTTTACTTTGCTTTCAACGGCTTTCGGGTTTCCCGTTTTTCTGCATCATGCCAAGATTTTGCGGAGCGTGTGCAATTTTGCGGAACAAATTACACACGGAATTACACACGAAAAGCGCCCGCTTAATCAGGCGCGATGATACTTTGAAAGAATGCGTCCACCTTGTCGGCAACCGCCGACTGCTCGGCGGTCATGGTGTGCTGGTACACTGTTTTGAGCATATTATCTGTGGCGTGGCCCATGCGCTCTTGTGCGTATTTGTCCGGCACGCCGAGGGCAAGCATTACACTTGCGTTTATGTGGCGGAGATCGTGAAACCGGTAGTGTTGCACACCGGCCCGCTTGCAGATCGTCTGGAACCTGGTGTATATGTTCTGCCGCTTCTCCGGGAAAACGTGGTCAGAGGTGCGGGGAGCGGATTCCATCAGGCCGAGAATATATTCCGGGACCGGCAGATCACGCTGGGAGCTGTAGGTCTTTGTGGTTTTCTCACCCTCGTCTACCTTGGCCCGGCGGATATGCAAAACATTCCCGTCCAGATCGTCCCATTTCAGACCCAGGATCTCTGACATCCGCAAGCCCAACCAGATAGCCAGCATGATGGGCAACTCGTCCCGGGTCCCCTTTGCGGCGGCGGCGATTTTCCGGATATCCTCCACAGATGGGATAGCAACATCATACCTGATTTTCTGCGGGAATGTGGTGTGCAGGGATATATCGGGGTCAAAAGCCGTCAGGGCCGCACTCAGGAGCCCGTGAGCGTTGCGGACGCTCTTGGGGGAGCGCTCCTTTGCCATCTCGTTTGTAGCCCTCTGTACGGCCTGCTGTGTGGCCTTCTGCACGGGCAGGGCAAGCAACCACTCCGGGAATGCGTGTGCCAGTATGCGCCTGTACCCCGCCACCGTAGACGGGGACAGCACGGCGTCTTTGCTATCTATGTATTGTGTAATAGCATCCCGGACGGTGATTTCTCTGCGCACTGCCGTTTTCATCCCCGCCTTTATTGCGGCGGCTTTGGTTTCCGCCGCTTTCTTTGTAGGCTCTGTGATGGATATCCGCTTGCCGTCCACCATCAGGCCCACGCGCCAGTTTCCAGACGGTAGCTTTTGCGCCTTTGGGATTTTCATATATGCTCCCTCCTGTATATTTGGCCACCCCCGGCGGGGTGGCCGATTCTTGCTATAAGTCTACGCCGCGCTCTTTGGCGGCGACTACAAGCTTCTGGAAATTTTTCGTATTCTGGGACTTCATGCGGCGATATCCGCTATATGATTTCGGGCACATATCTGCAAGGTTTTCCTGCAACCACGCAAAATTTTTCATATCTGCGCCTCTGGCCGCCTCACGCTCTATCATGTGGTCCCAAACGTCCTGCATGTGCTCGGCTTCCAGCCGCCTTTCTTCCTGTAGCCGAAGCGCCGATTCTATATCCTCCTGCGGGCGGTCGTCCACAAATGGCCGATTGCTGAACGCTACTATGTCCTTCGTGTACTTCCGATTCGTGATTTTCTGGATGCTCAGCGTATATTGTAAGTCTCCGTCGCTACCATAAATAAACGGGTAAAAGCTGTGGCCACACCCGGGATGGATAGCGCCATACTTCCAGAACGCATCCGGAATCGGCGGAAACCGCTTGTCACGCCCGGACAGAGAGAATACGCGGCCCTGATACTTTGCGCACTCCGAGCAGGCGCTTCCATGCACACTCATGAGAACCAGGTCCGTATTGAGGGCTATAGCATCGCTGACAACGCTCTTGACAGTATTGCTGTAGTCATTTGTATCGTCGTCCAGGGAATCAAAAAACCGATCAATTCGATCCTTTTCGGCCTGCGCCTCATCAACCCGCCCGTGCAAGGCGAGCATGCGAACCAGTGAATAGTAATCGTCGCGGCGATATCCATTCCGGCAAAACATCCGGATTTCGTTGGACTTTTTCAGGCACAGGATAGCAAGCTCTATGTTCCCGGCCTTTTCATAGCCGTATCCCTTATGCCGCAGGTAGTAATCAATATCACCGGTGTAGCTGTGGATACCACCGCCATGGTGCAGGCTGGCATCTCGCGGGATAGCCATAATACCCTCTGCACTTGAAAGATCGTATTTTGCTTCAAGCGCGTCAATCTCTGCCTGTCGATATGCCTGATACTCCTCGTTGCTGATTGGCTCCGGGGCCTGGAACGCAACCCCGCCACGCTGTGCCTTGACTTCATTTATGCAGGAATGTAGAAAATCAAAAATGCTCATGCGGCCCACCTCTCACAGAAATATTCTCAAAATATACCAGTAGATTAACCTTGTACGAGCCGTTATAATGGTACTGTGCACAAACCGGAACCTCCGGAGCTCCAGAAAGGAGCTAAAATTATGCCAGATACATCCGTAGAACGACTCCTGAGCATCCTATCCCAGCTTAACCCTGAGTATTTTTCTCTCGCTCTCCATCTTGCAGAGCAAGCACTAAAGTCTCAAGCTGCTGAAGATACAGCTCGCGGTACTTCTCACTCAACTGGCTGTACAACTCGATAAGCCGCGCGGTATTCGGGTCGAGACGCTCGTCCACCATCTGGTGGGCGGGCGTTTCTTTTTTTATGTCTTGAGTCAGCTCTTCCACTGAGACACCAAAGTAGCCCGCTATCTTCAAAATGGTGGTGTCCCTGGGAACTGCCCCGTGCTTCCACCGTGTAACAGAGGGTTTACCAAGTTTTAGCTCAACCGCAACTGCCGACGGAGATTTCCCCGCCAAATTGCACAGTTTCACGTAGTTTTCGTAAAATGCCACAATACATATCCTCCGTTTTTGTGCATTTTGTAAAAGTTACGTTTGTTATCACTTTAGGCTTGACAGTTTCGTTTGTTAACGCTATAATTAAAATACAGGTTGCAAAAAGTAACACAAACCCAAGCCCCGGCGGATTCCGCCCGTGCATCAAACTATTATTTATCTCGCAAATTCATAATAGCATAATCTGTTAACTTTTGCAACTGCATTTTTAGGAGGTGATATGTTGCCGGAGAAATGGACTGGCCGGTTGGTCGGGAAGATGCATTGCAATCGCGTCACCTATGACGAGCTGGCAGAGGAACTGGGCGTGACGAGAGCTTACGTAAGCCTCATTCTTAATGGGCACCGGAAACCGCCCAACATTCAGGAGCGGATGGAGAACGCTTTCGCTGCAGTCCTGGAAAAGAGGAAAGTATGAAATTGGAGGTGAGAGGATGGAGGTTGCACTGCTGGTGGTTTCCATTGTTGCGGTTGTGTGTGCCGTTGGGTGGTTCAAGGCGTGGCTTTCCCGTACGGTGGTCTGTATGCACATGGCTGCAAAAGAATATACGATCCCAACAGACGAGGAGTTGAGAGCGTATGTCGAGGAGATTCTCCGCCGGACATTCAGACCTAAATCCCGAGGTTAGCGGAGATAAGGCTTGTAAGGATAGATGTGGCGATCTTGGTTATGACATCGAAACTTCGGGAACCAATGGAGTCGGCGATGGACTTGGTTTTTGCCCATACCTTATTATCCCGTATTTTTTCGAGGAACTCATGACCTGCAAAGGTCATATCAAAAATACCGTAGAAATCAAGATCAGCCGTATCTGGTTCGGTTATTTTTGCGTTGATGTATCCAGCCTCATGAAGTTTTTTGAGAGTATACTCCACAGAATCTATCCCGAACTTTGAGACAGACCTGCTAAAGGTGTTCGGCGTATAAACGCCGAGCGGTAGTTCTTCAAACTCCAGGAGAATAGATCGGACGCAGGTAATGTCAAATTTCAATACTTTCACCTCCTTTCTCCGCTGTATTTTACCACAACGGGGCGGGAGGGGCAACGAAAGGAGGAGGAGTGAATGGAGGTAAAAATCATCACCGGGACAGCGGAAGAAATTGCCGCCCTCGTGACTGCAACACAAGGGCGGCGAGAAGGGACTTTCAATGGAAAGCGCCTGGCGGAAGCGGTTATTCAGGAGATGGAGAAATCACGCCAAGCCGAGTGAGTAGCCGAATGGTAATGGCGGCGGATACTCTCGGAATGTACTGGTTGCACAGCGCCACGGCTCTGGATAGCGCCTCGTAGTACGAGAGCGTCTCCGTTTCACCCTTGCACAAGATCGGTTCCGCCATGTTGGCGAAATCTGACGCTGTTTCGGCTAACACCTCCGCCACAATCCCATCCAACATCTGATTTATTTCGGATGTAGTCATCACAATCACCTCCTTCCCCCTGACATTGTATCACATGGGGAGGGCCAAAGAAAGAGGAGGATACATGAACGAATTACAGATTTTCAGCAACCCCGACTTCGGGGATTAGGCCATGCCGAAGGTGAGCTTGATGCCCGACTCACGGGCAGACCGCGCGAAGAAAATGCGCACGGCTATCATGGCAAAAGCCGCATCCCGGGACATTCGGTCCCAGGTGGAGCTGGCCAGGCGCTCCGGCATTTCTGAGCACAGTGTGTGCTCCAAGCTCCATAGCGGGGCCTGGACCGCCGAGGACCTGGCGAAATTGGATAAGGCGCTGCGCTTCTCCGCCGAGGAACTGGCGGCAATTGTGCGCGGACAAGGAGGAAACAGAGAATGACTATCGTATGGATCTTTTGCTTCATCGGTGTTGGGACTTGTGTCTCCGGCTTGCTGAAGCTGGTGGACTGGATGGAGGGCAAGCAGTGAGCGATACGTACAGAAGCAGGGTGTATACGGACCGCCCACCTTATGCGGACTTCGATGCCCCAGCGAAGTTCCAGGCCATTGAAAGTATCATTGCTAAGCGCTTGACGCAGCATCCCAACGCGATATGCTCCTACTCTGGTGGAGCGGACAGTGATATCTTGCTTGACCTGATCGAGCGCACACGGAAGATTTTCAATCTCCCGCCCGTGAAATATGCATTTTTTAACACGGGTCTTGAGATGAAAGCCACGCGTGACCACGTGAAAGCCACGGCAGAAAAGTACGGAGTGGAGATATCCGAGTATCGGCCAAAAGTGAACATCGTCACTGCGTCGCGAAAGTACGGCATCCCGTTCGTATCGAAAATTATGTCCGCCGGTTTGTCCGAATGGCAAAAGAAGGGCGTGCCGCTGTCCGTCGCAGACGAGTATGACGCCGCAGAAGACAAAGAAGCGAAACGGCAGGAACTGCGGGAGAGATACCCGAAGTGCGAAAGCGTACTGAATTTCTTGTGCTGCTGTAACTCCAAGGGGGAGCCCCGACCGAATATCCAACTGGTTATTAACTCTTCTAAGTATATGCGGGACTTCATCGCGGAATATCCTCCGGATTTCCAGATTAGCGCAAAGTGTTGCGACTACTGCAAGAAGCAGTTGGCCCACCATGTGCAGAAGGGTTTTGATATGATCATCACCGGAGAGCGCCGAGACGAGGGAGGCATGCGCTCCGTGCCTCGAAAAGACAGTACATCCATGTGTTTTACGGAAACCAGTTCCGGCCAGTATCGCCTCCGCCCATTGTTCTATGTTTCTGATGCGGACAAGGCGTGGTACAAGGAAACATACGGAGTCCGGTATTCGGACGCATACGAGGTGTACGGCTTGACCCGGACGGGGTGTTGCGGTTGCCCGATATCGTATAAGGCTGTAGCAGATCTGGAGATGATCCGGCCCTATGAGCCTAACGTCGTTAAGGGCGCGTGGGCAATCTTTGGCAAATCTTACGAATACCGCCAAAAGTACAACGAGTACAAGGAGCGCCGGAGGAAAGAAACCGTACAATCAAAATTAAAATAAGGAGTGAGTTCAATGAACGAAGAAGCAAAGAAAAGCATCCTGCAAATGTGTAACGGTGCGTTCCAGGAGCGTGCGGACTATGAAATGTCGCGGCTTGTGGACAATATCCTGGACCCAAACACATCCGCGAAGGCCAAGCGGAAAGTGACCATCACTCTGGAGCTGTGCCCCGATGATAGCCGCCAGAACATTGTGGTCAATTGCACCGCGAAATCTACGCTGGCACCCACGAATCCCGTAACCACTATGCTGTATGTAGCAGACCGCGATACCGTCATCGAGATGGTTCCACAGATCCCCGGACAGTTGTCGGTGGATAATTCGGAACAGGCCGAGCCTGCGGAGCTGAAGCTCGTCAAATTCGCGTAATCGAAAGGAGATCAATCATGTTGAAAGAAGCTATCGAAAAAATCGTTTCCCTCGCCGGCCCGGAGATCATCACTTGCAGCGATGGAACAAAATTCGCTATCAGCAAGGATAACGCCATTGAGCAGATTCGTCCTGAGTTGGATTATCCCACTCCGATCGTGCTGAACAGCTTAGATGCATTGATCCAAATGGTTAAGACCGAAGCGGTCCTCGATGACGGCCGGATCTATCTTTCTGTTCGCGATCATCTGACCGTATCCTGCTTCGGCCACCCCATCCCGGAGCTTCGCGAAAACCGCATCGTCTACTACGAAGCCCAGGCAAAGGATGTCCCTGGATGGGACAACCAGGTCAAAATGCCTTTTGATCAGGCGGCTGTTGCGCTGCAGACCCGTTTTCAGGACAGCGCCGACCGGCCTTACACACTGACGTTGCTGTCTCAGATCACGACTGGGGCCAAGGTTACATACAACGACACCGGAGTGGCGACCACGGTGGTGACGTCTAAGGGCGTATCCCTGCAGCAGAACAGTACGATCCGCCCGCTGGTAAAACTGCGTCCGTACCGCACGTTCCAGGAGGTAGAGCAGCCCGAGGGATTGTTCCTGATTCGCATCGATGAGCGGGGTATTACCTTCACGGAAGCAGACGGCGGAATGTGGAAGCTGCAGGCCCGGCAGACCATCAAGGCGTATCTGGTGGAAGCACTGAAGGATGAAATCGAGAAAGACATCGTGACGGTAATGATGTAACAGAAAATGCCCCCATCGGGGCTGGCACTCCGATGGGGGCGAGACTGACGCTGGTCAATCCAATCCATCTCCATAATAGGAGAGAAAGTGAGTTTTGTCAATGAAAACAACAAAAATTGTTATCAAGAACATGTTCGGAATCCGGGACATGTCGCTGGATGGCGGCTCTGTGGAAATCTCTGGCCCCAAGGGCAGCGGGAAAACCTCGGTGCTGGATTCCATCCGGTATGCCTTGACCAACCGCTCTGACCGGGATTATGTCGTACATAAAGGCGCAGACGAGGGAGAGATCATCATCGAGACGGACACTGGCCTTTCCGTTGACCGGCGGGCGCTGAGCGCCAAGTCTGCCGGAACGGTGAAGGTGCGGGACGGCTCCATGCTTCAGACGCGGCCTGCGGAGTTCCTGTCGAAGATCTTCACGCCGCTCCAGTTGAATCCCGTGGAATTCACCCAGCTCTCCCGGCAGGAGAAGAACCGTGTGATCCTCTCTTTGATCGAATTTCCGTGGGATACCAACTGGATCAGGGAGCAGTTCGGCGAGATCCCGCAGGGCGTGGACTACTCGAAGCACATCCTTGAAGTGCTGGCGGATATTCAGGCGGAGAACGGCATCTATTTCCAGTCGAGGCAGAACCTGAACCGCGATATCCGCAATAAACAGGCGTTTATTACTGACATTGCAAAGGATATTCCGTCCGGCTACGACTATGACCGATGGAACAGCTACCCTGTCGGCGAAAAGTACCGCGAACTGGAACGCCTGAAGGATCAGAACAGCCGTATCGAGCGGGCCAAGACCTTCCGGGACAGCTATGACGCGAAAATGCGCGGAATTGCCGGCGAACGGGATGTGGCGCTGGCTGCCATTGACAGGGACCTGGCCCGTGAACGCTCTGAGCTGACCGGACAGATTGAGCGACTTCGGGCCGAGATTAGCGCGGCGCAGGAGGAATTAGGCAGTCTGGAGTGCCGGCGGGAGGATCGTGCTGCCGTTGTTCACGCCAAGTATGAGACCGCCGTTGCCAAACTGGAAAAGGACATGGGTACGGCCAGCGAGTATGCGGAGACTGCACCGGCAGATACTTCCGCCTTACAGCAGGAGGTGGATACGGCGGAGCGTATGCGCAAGCACCTCAATGAGTACCAGCGCATGACGGCCATGCAGCGTGAGGTGGACGCGCTTATGGAGCAGTCGCAGGAGCTGACCCGCAAGATCGAACTGGCGCGGGAGCTGCCCGCCAAAATTCTTGAAACGGCTACGATCCCCGTTGAGGGACTGACGGTAGAGAATGGCGTGCCGCTGATCCACGGCCTGCCCATTTCTAACCTGTCCGATGGTGAGCTGCTGGAGCTGTGCGTGGATATCACGGTCAGCAAGCCGGGACAGCTGCAAATCATTCTGGTCGATGGCGCGGAACGGCTGGACAAGGAGAGCCGGGACAAGCTGTATGCCAAGTGCAAGGCAAAGGGGCTGCAGCTGATCGCTACCCGCGTAACGGATTCTAATGAATTGGAGGTTACCGAATTATGATGACAAAAGATAATCTGCGTAAGCTGACCGGAGATGAACGTCTGGGGCAGATGCGTGATTCTGAATATCTCGGTGCTGAGGACATCGACGATGATGTGGAGCCGATACTGACTATTGATGCCCTGTGGAACGGCATGGTGACGCTCCAGCGCGGCAAGGAAAACAAGGATGTGCTTTCCTTCAAGGAAGAGCGTGTTCCGGGCATTATGCAGGTAAGGCCTCTCATTATCAACTCTACCAACCGCAAAACGCTGCGTAAGCTGTTTGGCGACGCAAAGGCGGATACGCTGGTGGGCAAGCAGATTCAGCTTTACATTGACCACAAGGTGCGTGATCCGCAGGATGGCGGGCTTACGGACGGCATCCGTATCCGGCCCTTTAAGCCGAGGGTCAAGAAGGAAGCCCCTGTGCCTCCGTGTGCGGACTGCGGCGGCATCATTGAAGCGGCCATGGGCAAGACCCCCTGCTGGCTGGCGGCCTACACCGCCAAGCATTACGGCGTTTCCCTGTGTGCCGCCTGCGCTCAGAAACGCAAGGAGGCGGCATCGGCCCCGGTACCGGAAGCACCGGAGACGCCCGAAGCAGACCCTGCTGCGGGCGAGGTCATTGACGGGGAGGTGCTGTAATGAGTCTGCCTATGGTGACGGCGGAGAACTATTTCTCCCCTGAGATGAACATGGCCTACATGGGGGCTACCCAGTTCAAGGCTTTTGACCGATGTGAGGCGGCGGCGCTGGCGGAGCTGCGGGGGGAATACGCCCCCGCAGCCTCCACGGCTATGCTGATCGGAAGCTATGTGGATGCTTACTTCTCTGGAGAGCTGCCGGTGTTTCAGGCACAGCATCCGGAGATCTTCAAGCGGGACGGGAGCCTGAAAGCGGAGTTCGTTCATGCACAGGACGTGATCGCCCGGATGGAGGCGGACGAGCTGTATATGCTGCTGATGTCCGGAAAGAAACAGGTGATCCTGACCGGCGAGATCGCGGGCGTACCCTTCAAGGTGAAGATTGACAGCCTGCTGGACGCCGAGACCAGCCGCCGCATTGCGGAACGGTTCCCGGAGACAGCAGAGGTCATGGGGATGTGCGACGGTGCCTTGGTGGATCAGAAGGTCATGCGGGACATGGCCAATGTGTGGTCAGATGAGGAGCGTGCCAAGATATCTTTTGCCCAGTTTTACGGTTACGACATTCAGGGCGCCATTTATCAGGCCATCGAGGGCCATATGCTGCCGTTCATTCTGGCAGTGGGTACGAAGGAGGACGCGCCGGACATCGGAGCGCTGTACATCCCTGATGCTGAGTTGTCCGCCAAGCTGGCGGAGGTGGAGGATCGTGCCCCGCGATATCAGGCCATCAAGGAGGGGAAGATCGCCCCACGCCGGTGCGGGAAGTGCGCGTACTGCCGGATGACCAAAAAGCTGCGGGGCATCGTGGATTACCGAGAGGTGGGCGAATGCTGAATAAGATCTTCATTATGGGCCGCCTGACCCGTGACCCGGAACTGCGCACCACGAACAGCGGGACGTCTGTGGCCAGCTTTTCACTGGCGGTTGACCGGAATTATAAGGGTGCAGACGGTGAAAAGGAGACAGATTTCATTGACTGCGTAGCGTGGCGCCAGACCGGCGAGTTTGCCGCCAAGTATTTCACAAAGGGCCGCATGGCTGTTGTGGAGGGGCGGCTCCAGATCCGTCCGTGGACGGACAAGGAGGGCAATAACCGCCGCAGCGCAGAGGTGATCGTTGACAATATGTATTTCGGCGATTCCAAGCGCGATGGAGATACGGGCGGTGCCAGACCTGCCAGCGGCCCCGTAAATGTGTCAGCCAACGACTGGCAGGAGGTCGATGAGGATGAAGGCGACCTGCCGTTCTGACGCGGCGGCTCAGATCAAAGAAACGCTGACGGCCCGGGAGGTCGTGGAATTTTACGGCTTCACACCGAATAGAGGCGGCTACATTCACTGCCCCTTTCACGCAGGCGACAACAACGAGAGCCTGAAGGTCTATGATGGCGACAGAGGATGGCACTGCTTCGGGTGCAACGCCGGCGGAACGGTCATTGACTTTGTGATGAAACTGTTCGATATATCCTTCCGGCAGGCGGTACTGCGCATCGACAGCGACTTTGGCCTGCGCCTTACATATGAGCGGCCCGACCCCAGGGCGCGGTCTGCGCTGTTGGAAAAGCGGAGGGAAGAGCAAGCGGAAAAGGCCCGACGCAGTGCAGAATACAGGGTACTGGCGGCAGAGTACCGGCAGTGCTGGGACACGGTGAAATACTTTCCGCCGGTGCTGCGTGAGGATGGCACCATCTGGGTACACCCCATGTACCCGGAGGCACTGAAGGCGCTGCCCACGCTGGAGGCGCGGTTGGATGAATTATTGGAGGCCGGAATTGGATAAAAAAGAACTTGTGCCGAACTGGCACTATACACTGGACGATTTTTTGTATACCACGGCCCCCTACGAAGAACTGACAGAATACGCGGAGAATCCCTTTGTCCACCAGCGGATGATAGAAGCCATGTCGCGGTATGCCGCGTCACAAGGGTTCCGGCAACTGAAGCTGATGTACCGGGAGTACATCAAGACGGTAAAGTCCAGTAGTGCCGGAGGAACCGTCTATGTAGGCGACAACCCTACTCGGTTTGATGGTCAGCCAATGGAACTGAATGCCGGGGACTGGGAAGCCGATGACGGCGGGATCCGGCGCACCTATGGTGGCATGGAGTCTGTGGCATGTCCTCACCCTGTGATGCCGATAGAGCGGTTGGTGAACATTGATACCGGCGAAGAAAAGCTGCGGCTGGCATTCCGCAAGGGAGCTTCGTGGCGCAAGTGCATTGTAGAGAAGCGGACGTTGGCCAGCGCTAACAAGGTGACGGAGTTAGCAGGGATTGGCATCGCGGTGAACAGTGAAACGGCTAAATCCTTCGTGAAGTATATCGGAGATTTGGAGAACCTGAATTACGACGTGATCCCGGAGCGGAAGAGCATCGGGCGGTTCGGTTACATCGCGGGCGAAGGTTTTTCACCCTATGTGGAGGGACTGATTTTTGACGGCGATGCCAACTTTGCCGCCATGTTCCAGACAGTGCATGAGCGGGGCAGCTACGCTAAGTGGAAAGAAATTGCCGCAGAGGTCCGCCGTATGTCCGTAACAGCCAAAATGGTGTTGGCGGCCTCCTTTGCCGCGCCGTTGCTGCAACCGCTGGGCTGCCTCCCATTCTTCGTCCATCTATGGGGCGTGGACTCCGGTACCGGAAAGACCGTTGCCCTGATGGTGGCCGCCAGCGTATGGGGCGATCCGTCTGTGGGCAGCTACGTCAAGACCTTTGACGGAACTGTGGTAGGTATGGAGAAAACAGCCGCGTTTCTGAATAACCTACCGCTATGTCTGGATGAACTTCAGTTGGCCAAGGATGCTAAGGGACGGACGAACTTTGATGTGTATCGGCTGGCACAGGGCGTAGGCCGCACGAGGGGCAACCGTTCCGGAGGCGTGGACAAGACACCCACCTGGCACAACTGCATTCTGACCACAGGAGAAAGCCCCCTGACGGGTCAGGCATCCGGCGCCGGCGCAGTAAACCGCGTCATTGACATTGAGTGCAAAGCCGATCAAGCAGTGATCCGGGACGGCATGCGGGTGTCTGGCGCGGTAAAACGAAATTTTGGCTACGCCGGAAGGGCATTCGTGGAGAAACTGTATGCTGCTGGAGACGAAATTCCACAGGAGATCACAGAGCGGTATCAGGAGCTGTTCCGGGCATTGTCTGCCCGGGATACCACAGAAAAACAGGCTATGGCGGCCGCTGCGGTAGTGCTGGGAGATGAATTGGCCTGCCGCTGGATCTTCGACAGAGCGGAGCAGCCTATCAATGTGGAGCAAATTTCGGAGTTTCTGGCATCAAAAGCGGCTGTATCCGCAGGTGACAGAGCGTACAAGTACTTGTGCGATTGGGTCACGCAGAATTCCAACAAACTGATCGGCAGGTCGGAGACTATGGACGTGCTGGGTGCGCTAGAGGGCTATCGGGCCTACATCATCCGGTCAGTATTTGAACGGGTCTTGCAGGACGCCGGATACTCCATGGGCGCAACAGTATCATGGCTGAAACAGAAGCGCCTGATTGAGACGCGGGGCCGAAACAACACAAAGGCCCGTCGCATTAATGGTGTGCCGACAGAGTGCTTCTGCCTAATTTTGCCTGATATCAAGACCGAAACTGACGAACCGGACGAATTGCCGCTATAAATGTGGGACGATGAGGGACATATGTCCCACGTCCGAAAAGCCTTGTGCGCCAACGGGTTTCAGGCTTTTTGCGGAGGGTGTGGGACAGTGGGACCCATACACACGCTATATAGGAATTGTGTGTAGAGAGACCATGTATATCTTGTGAATATATACAGTACACGCAAAAGATGTAAAAAAATCATGTTTTTATGTCCCACGGTCCCACAGTGACCGAAAAACCTTGCGCGCCAACGGTTTTGTCGTGGGACAGGCGCTCCCACAGCGTCCCACAGCCACACATGCACGATGCATAGGAGGTGTGACATGGAACTGCGCAATTATCAGCGCGAATGCATCAAAACTATAGAATCGCAGCCGCCCGGTGCTTATCTGTGCCAGATGGCCACGGGGTTAGGCAAGACGGTGACCTTTGCCAACATCCCCAGGCAGGGGCGTAACCTGATCCTATCCCACCGGGAAGAACTGGTGCGGCAGCCTATGAAATATTACGATTGCAGCTTTGGCATAGAACGTGCCGGAGAACGCAGCCACGGAGAAGAGGTAGTAAGTGCCAGTGTACAGACTCTGGTACGAAGACTGGACCGGTTTCATCCTGATGATTTTGACACCATCATCGTGGATGAAGCCCACCACGCGGCGGCCAACACCTACCGGAAAATACTGGACTACTTCAAGCCGCGGCTGACGCTGGGCTTTACCGCCACCCCCAACCGGGGTGACAAGGTACGGCTGGACACGGTGTTCTCGGACATCATCTTTGCCCGAGATCTGAGGTTCGGCATCCAGAACGGTTATCTGTGCGATATTTACTGCATGCGAGTGAACATTGGGTATGACCTGAGCGCCGTACATACTCGGGCTGGGGATTACGCGCCGGGGGAACTGGATGAAGCCATGCAGGGTACGGCAGACGCTATTGCGGAGGCTTACAGAAGATACGCCAAGGGTGCTACTCTGATCTTCGCCGTCAGCGTGAATCACGCAAACGAGATTGCGGCAAAGATTCCCGGTGCGGTGGTAGTAACAGGCAATACCAAGGACAGAGCGGCCATCATCGAGCGGTTTACACGGGGCGAGATCCCCTGCATTGTCAACTGTATGGTGTTTACGGAAGGCACAGACATTCCACGAGTGGAGACAGTTATTGTTGCACGGCCCACCCAGTCCGATAGCCTGTACAGCCAGATGGTGGGGCGGGGTCTGCGGCTTTATCCCGGGAAGGAACGACTGACGCTGATCGACTGTGTGGGCATCACCGGCAGAGCGTCCCTCTGCACGGCGCCGTCTCTGTTGGGTGTTGACCTTGCCAATGTGCCGAAGAACAAGCAGGATGACCTGGAGGGGCTTTTGTTCGAGCTACCCATGAAAGCGATAGCAGCTTCGGACTGCCCCGAGAGTTGGATACGGAATGTTGAAATCGTAGACCTGTGGGCCAAGGAACAGAAGTATTTAACACATGATGTGAACTGGTTCAAGCTGCCGGATGGGTCAATGATACTGTCCCTGCTGAATCATGAGCGGCTGGTTCTGTCGCCGCAGGATGAGCTGGGTATGACCCGTATCACGCTGGGGGATATGACATCGGACAAGCGGCCCATGCAAAGCGCACTGGATAGCTGCTATGTTTGGCTCTGCAACCAGCGGAAGGAACAGGTGTATATCTGGAACACGCGGGAGGTCAAGCGCTGGGGACGGAGCCCCGCCACGGACAAGCAACTGACGATGATCCGCCGCCGCTGCAAGGGCTTTGACACGGAGGGCCTGACGAAAGGACAAGCCAGTCAGGTCCTGAACAGGCTGATGAACGGAGGCAAAAGATGAAACTGTATATTTCGCGTGAAGCAGATCGTGATCAGGTCTGCACGATCCTCTGCCGGAACGGCTACACCGTGCGGCAGGGCAAGGGCAAGAGAAAACCGGAAGATACGAAGAAAACGGCGTTTGTGGAGGTATTGGAAGATGGCATCAGAGAGACAGCATCAGCAGGCGGTTATGAAGTGGGCTATACAGCCCTCTATACGGGTTCGGTGGCCGGAACTGGAGCTTCTGCACCACATCAAGAATGAGACCACCGGCGGCGCGGCGGAAGTGGCCGCCGACAAGGCCATGGGCGTCAAGAAAGGCGTTCCCGACCTATGCCTGCCGGTGGCGCGGGGTGGTTTCCACGGCATGTACATCGAGATGAAAACCCCCAGTGGAAGGGTATCAGACGCCCAGCGTTGGTGGCTCCTGAGACTGACGGAGCAGGGATACCGCGTCGCTGTGTGCCACGGGTATGATGCGGCGGTAGCAGAATTGTCCTGGTATCTATCGCTTCCGAAGGAGGTGCGGTGATGGCAGAGATTTCCAGAGTGGAACGCGCTGCCATGCAGGGAGACCCGATGCCCAGCGGCTTGGATTGGCGCGGCGTCGTGGAATACATAGCCCTTCGCTGCCTGTATTGGTCATATCATAATCGCGCACTTAGCCGTGAAGATGCGGGGCAATTGAAGTTAGAGCTTGTCGCAGCCCTGAATGGTGCCGAGGGTGCATATCAGTTTGACCGTAAATGCTGGGAGACAGCCGGTCGGCGTTATCGTGAGACAGAGTCTGCCAAGACGGCCTATCGCAAGGAGCGGACGCTGGAAAATGCCGACAAACTGGTGGCAGTCTTGGACGGACTGGAGGAAACAAAATGATCTACGCCCAAGAATCCCTCGTTGATGAGATCATCGTGGACAACTTTGCTGGCGGTGGTGGTGCGTCAACCGGGATTGAACTTGCCACGGGCAGGCGGGTGGCAATCGCCATCAACCACGACCCGGATGCCATCCGGATGCACCGTACCAACCACCCATACACCGAGCATTTGCAGGCGTCCGTATGGGATGTGGACCCGGTAGCCGAGTGCCGGGGCCGTCCGGTAGGGCTGGCGTGGTTCTCGCCGGATTGCAAACACTTCTCCAAGGCCAAGGGCGCTGCACTGGTGGACCGCAAGATTCGCGGACTCGCTTGGATTACGCTGCGCTGGGCGGCAAAAGTACGGCCCAGAGTTATTATCCTGGAAAACGTGGAGGAGTTCCAGACCTGGGGGCCGGTGCGGAAGGGCAAGCCGGTGAAGAAGCTGGCGGGAACGACTTTCCGGAAGTTTATCAGCCAACTGGAGGCGCTGGGCTACACCGTGGAGTTCCGGGAATTGGTGGCGGCGGACTACGGAGCGCCCACCTCTCGGAAACGCTTTTACATGATTGCCCGTTGCGACGGGAAACCCATTGTGTGGCCGAAGCCCACCCACAGCAAGACCGGCGCGAACGGACTGCCCAAGTGGCGCAGCGCGGCGGAGATCATCGACTGGAGTCTGCCCTGCCCATCGGTATTTGCATCCAAGGCAGAGATCATGGCTGAATACGGACTGAAAGCCGTGCGGCCTCTGGCGAAGAACACCATGCGGCGGATCATACGGGGTGTGGACAAGTTCACCATCAGGAGCGGCAAGCCGTTTATCGTACCAACGGGGTACGGTGAGCGCAAGGGGCAGGCACCCCGCGTGCATGACATTGACGCGCCGGTGCCTACGGTGGTCAGCACCTGCAAGGAGAATCTGTGCAGGCCGCTGCTGGCTCCCGTGACGGTGACCAACACCAGCAACAGCGTAGGGGCGACTGTCGGCGAACCGATGAACACAGTGAGAACCGGCGGAGGCGGCGGCCAGATGATGGTGACGCCGTTCCTTGCGGAGTGCAACCATTCCGGCGGCGGCCACATCGCGCCCGTGGGAGATGCATACAAGACCATCACCGCCAAGCACACGGGCGGTATCGTGGCTCCGTCCCTTATCCAGTACCATACAGAGCAGACGGAGAGTGTCCGGGCGTCCGGGCCGGGTGCGCCCATCAATACCGTGGACGCCTCCAACCGCTACGGCCTGACCTGCGCAAATCTGGTGGAGTATTACACCGGCGGAAGGCCGTTGGACATTACGGACGCTATGCACACGGTAACAAGCCATGATCGTGAGGCCGTGGTGGCCGCCCATGTGGTTAAATTCAAAGGAGACAATCTTGGGCATGGGATGAACGAGCCGATGCAGACAGTGACCACCAGCGCCGGGGAGTTCGCCGTGTGCAAGGCGTATCTGGCGAAGATACGCAGCGGTGACGATCTGGGCCACTGGCCCGAGATACGCGCTCTGCTGAACGAGTTCTGCGGCTACACGCTGGCGGAGGACGAGGTGCTTCTGCTGGAGATCAGCGGCGCACTGTACTACATCGCGGATATCGGACTGCGAATGCTGTCGCCCCGTGAGCTGTACAACGCCATGGGCTTCCCGCCGGATTACATCATTGACCGTGACTATTTGGGCAACGAGTACAAAAAGAGTGCACAGGTGGCCCGCTGCGGAAATGCCGTGTGCCCGCCCATGGCGACGGCTCTGGTGAGGGCAAACCTCCCGGAGTGGTGCGGGGCGGAGATTACGACCATGGCGCAACTAACGGACTGTGTGGCGGTGTGAAAGGAGGCCACCATGAAGTCATCGCGTAAAGAGATTGCCGCAACCCTGCGCGAATATGCAGAATGGGCTGATGCAAATATCTACGAGGTACCTATTATGCTACCGGATGATTTGAGAACAGCGGCTGACATGCTGGAGAAAGGAGAATGATATGGACGCTGTAAGGTTTGTGATAGAGCGACGTCGGATGTTTGCCGTGACGGGCGAAACTAAGCACAGCATGTTTAACATGGGCACTCCGGCAGAAGAAGTGGTCCGAGAAGTGGAAGAATGGGCAACTGCGCACCCTCGCAAGACGCGGGCTGACGAGTTTTTGGAGCATTATCCCAAGGCCAGCATGGGCGTGGCCGGGGTTTTGGATGTACCGCCCTGCTATATTGAGCCAAGTTTGCGTAGCATGTGCAGCGATAAAGAGTGCTCCGATTGCCGCCGCGAGTTCTGGATGCAGGAGGTGGAGTGATGGATGAATTGAAACCTTGCCCATTCTGCGGCGGAGATGCAGAAAAAGGATATATCAAGAGAAATAAGTTATTCGCCTCTATGCGCTTTCCTTACAACACACATTACGTCTACGTGAAGTGCAAAGTATGTGGTGCTACGAGTAGAGTCTATGTTGCCATTGAAAATGCAATCGAGGCGTGGAACAGGAGGGCTGACAATGGCAACAAAGAGAGTGTGTGACCGCTGTGGTGCGGAGATCAACCCGCCCAATTCCGTCACCTATGCTGGTATGCGGCGAGTTAAAAACGACATAAACGACAATGACTACGAGCTATGTGTTTCGTGCGCGCACGAACTGCGGAAGTGGTTTACCGGGGAGGAGAACGACAATGGCTGAATACCTCGAGCGTGAAGCGATAATGAAGTTCCCAATCCGGAAAGACCAGTGCGACAAGGAGCACGCGAACGAGCATTTTATCTTTGGCATTGAGTCGGTTCTGGAATAGGAGGTACGATGAACGTTTACAGAGGGGTTCCAATAATCTTGTGCGAAGAGCCCAAGCTTGCTATTGCGGATGTGGAAGAGCACTTTGTAGAGAGCTCTGATGGCTCCTTTTGCGGCGTGGGGTTAAAAATTCATGTACATGGCGACGTGAAACCATTCCGCCATACGTTCGCCAAGGTGCATGTGTTTGGGCGGGACGTGACAGTGTATCAGGGAGACGAACCAAGCTCGTTGATTACAAAGGGCGCGCAACCAGAGGGGTTCTATGACACTCCTGGAGGTGTTACATGAGCAACAAATACTCGCTCCCATACGATATCCGCATGGAGTGCATCGCCTACGTCAGGGGCTATCCCCGCCGGGTCCGCGCGTACAATGCGGCCCGGGAAGAAGTGTTGGAGTCGTCGGCCTATGCCGTGCCCGGCATGCCCCATAGCCCCGGCAACAGCAGGATAGCAGAACGCAAGGCGGAACGGCTGACAATCATTGAGAGCTGGCCGGAAACGAAGAAAATGCGGGCCGTGGAATACGCCATGGACAACGTAGGCCGCGATATCGCCAATGAGAACGTGCGGCGTAAGCTGGTATGGGTGATCATGCGGAATTGCGAGAACCGGGACAGATACCCGCTTAGAATCATGGACGGATGCGGATTCAGCGAGAGAACCATGAAGCGCCGCAAAGCTGCATTTTTGTGGCACGTAGCGAATTATTTGGGCCTGGTTTCCTAAAAGTTGGCCCATTAGGCACATAAAAACGTGCTAAAATAGTATCATCGGAGAGTGGAACCAGTCAGCCCACGACCCGAAATTTCATTTTTCTCCTCTTTCTTTCCTCCATAGGTTAAGGCACAGCCGGTAATTGGTGCTTCCGCGCAAGCGGCCTCGCAAGAGCGTTACCGGCAAGCAGACACTCACGGGATATCTCGCGGGTGTCTGTTTTTATGCGGGCGTAGCCAAAAGGTAAGGCACGGGACTTTGACTCCCGTATGTGCTGGTTCGACTCCAGCCGCCCGTTCCAAAATCAAAAGATAGTAGGGGTGCTCTATGGGAATTGAAATTTGCCCGATGACGCTCAAAGAAGCCAATGCGTACGTTGCAGAACACCACAGGCATCACAAGCCGACGGTTGGGCACAAGTTTAGCATTGGATGCACCGACGGAGAAAAAATCGTGGGTGTCGCCATTGTGGGGCGGCCTGTGTCCCGGTATTTAGACGACGGGAAAACCTTGGAGGTAAATCGACTATGCACGGACGGGACGCATAACGCATGCTCTATCCTCTACGCGGCGGCGTGGCGAGCAGCAAAGGCTATGGGATATAAGCGAATAGTTACATATATCCTGGAAAGTGAGAGCGGCGCAAGCCTCCGGGCTGCTGGATGGGAATGCACGGGAGAAACTGGCGGACTGCGATGGACCGGAAAACGGAAGCCGAAAGAGGATTTGTACCCGGCACAAATGAAGAAAAGGTACGAAAAGACGGTGTGATGAAGCGGGAGCCCCCCGAGTTTCGGCATAACACAGCCCTCTGCGGGCATACGGCAACACATAGGAGTGCCCAATTGGGCGGGTGAACTTGTGCCATACATAGCGCAGAGGTGGGAGCGCGGCACAATAAGACGACAAGAGAGGTGGTGACATGCCAAATGAGCAGAATATCATTCCCAACTCCGAAAGAACCCCGGAAGAACGCCGGGAGATTGCCAGGGCTGGCGGAATTGCGTCCGGTGCGGCACGTCGCCGCAAGAGAAGCTTGAGAGAAGCGGCAGATTTGTACCTATCGCTGCCGGTATCCGATAGGCGAAGATGGAACGCGATAGCAAGAAAGGGCATTTCCCCAGAAGATGTGGACAACCAAATGGCCATGATCGTTGGCCTGACCGAAGCCGCCACGCACGGAGACGCGCGGGCGGCGAAAATTATTGTTGACCTGCTGGGCGATTCTGCGGCGTCCGACGGCGAGGGGGTGCAGATCATTGATGACCTATAAGCTGTCGGGCATCATATCCCCTGCGTTCGTCGAGCCACACAGGGCCATCAAGTCGGGCACGATCAACGAGCTTGTGGAAAAGGGTGGGCGCGGTAGCGCGAAGTCCTCGCACCTCTCTGTTGAGGTGATTCTGGAGCTGCTGCGGCACCCAGACTGTCACGCCGTTGTTATGCGCAAGGTGGGCAACACCCTGCGCACGTCCGTTTACGCACAGATCTGCTGGGCGATCGCGGAATTGGGGCTGACGGATAGGTTCCGCTGCACGGTATCCCCAATGGAGTGCATTTATCGCAAGACCGGCCAGAAGATCATGTTTTTCGGCCTGGATGACCCGGGAAAGCTCAAATCCATCAAGGTGCCGTTTGGCTATATCGGGATAGCCTGGTTTGAGGAGCTGGACCAATTCGACGGGCCGGAGCAGGTGCGTAACGTGGAGCAATCGCTGTTTCGTGGCGGTGCGTATTCCATGTGCTTCAAATCCTTCAACCCTCCTGCCATGGCCCGCAACTGGGCCAATCGTTATGTTTTGGAGAGCAAACCGGGGAAACTGGTGCATCACAGCACATACCTCACCACCCCGCCAGAATGGCTGGGCCTCCGGTTCATTGATGACGCGGAACACCTCAAGTCTGTAAATGAGACGGCATACCGCCACGAATACCTGGGGGAGGTTGTAGGCTCCGGCACGCAAGTGTTTGAAAACCTTGATATCGCGTCTATTTCGGATTACCAAATTGCGCAGTTTGACCGCATCCTGTCCGGCGTGGACTGGGGATGGTATCCCGACCCATTCGCGTTCAACCGGATGCATTATGACGCAGGACGCAAAACGCTGTATATATTCGACGAAGTTACCAGGAGACGCACAAGCAACCGCGACACAGCGGAGCTTGTCAAACAGCGCATTGCACCGGGAGAGCTTGTGACGGCGGATAGCGCAGAGGAAAAGAGCTGCGAGGATTACCGTAGCTACGGGATTCGGTGCAGGGGCGCGGAGAAAGGGCCCGGGAGCGTCAGCTACTCAATGAAGTGGCTGCAATCGCTGGAGCATATCATCATCGATCCGGAACGCTGCCCAGACACGGTAAAAGAGTTCACTGAGTACGAATATGAGCGCGACGACAAGACCGGAGACGTGCTGCCAGGCTATCCGGACCTGAATAACCATCACATTGACGCGGTGCGTTATGCGACAAACCGCATATGGAGGCGGAGAGGGCAATGAAAAAGCTGAGGAAATATCTGATAAATCGTTTTTTGCCCGCCTGGTGCCGGGAAGAACTGTTGGAAGAGAACCGGAAGCTGCGGGAACGGGTAGACCGGCAGGCCGCAGAGATCGACCGGCTGAAAGCATATATTGGCGGCATGACCGATGCATTGAGACGGCAGCCGCGCATCATCGTGAACGGAGGTGACCGGCAGTGAGCTTGATCAGTGCCGTGCTGAGCGCGAACAAAATCTACAACTATGAACAGGTATTCGGCGTCAGGGATATCACATCCGACGCCATGCACAAGGCCGTTGCGGACTGGTACGGCCTGTACTACTGCGACGTAAAAGACGAGGGCGAGGACACCTGCCAGCGTCTGCCGGTGGCCGTTGTAAGCAAGCTGTATAAAACGATATTCTCCGAGTATTCTGCCACGGCGGAGGGCAGCAAGTCGGACTACATCAGTGATGTTCTGCGCGGCCTGGATAATACCAGGAAGAAAGCCACGCAGCAGATGCTTATCGGCGGGCGGTGCTATCTCAAGCCCCTTCTGGGCAAGAACATGGAGTTTGCCGTGGTGAACCGGAGGAGCTACATGCCGCTGGGCTACGACGAGCTGGGCCGCATTACGGATATCGGCACATGGGAGGAAACCCGGGAAAGCAACATCCTGTATACGCTGCTGGAGCGCCGCACGGTGGACTCTGCCGGATACCTGACCATCGAAAGCCGGTTGTTCCGCTCTGAACCACACGCCGGAACGCTGGGCACGGAGGTACCGCTGAACACTCTGGGAAAATACGCTGCCCTGGAGCCTATTGTGACCCTGCCAGAGCCGGTGTATTCCATTGGGCTTATTCCTCTGGAGTGCCCCGCAGAAAACTGCGTGGATGGCTCCGCGGACCGCGTATCGGTGTATGCCGCCGCGTGTGGGCTTATTCACAACATCAACCGCAACGAGGCGCTTCTCAACACAGAGTTCGAGAATGGCCGCTCCCGGGTGTTTGTCTCCGATGACCTGATGAACCGCGACTGGGCGGGCCACAAGCAGTTTGAGGGGACGCTGTTCACTGGTATAGACGATAACCAGAGCGACACCGGCGTTACCATCTTCTCCCCGGAGTTGCGGGAACAGCAGTTCCGGGACCGCAAGACCGAATATCTGCGCAACATTGAAAGCCTGATTGGGTTTAAGCGCGGCATCCTGTCCCAGGTGGAGGCCACGGAAAAGACCGCCACGGAGATCACCTCCAGCGCTGGGGAATATAACCTGACCATTATTGACTTCCGGCAGGCGTGGGAATCCGCCGTGCGGGAAGCGGTGCGCGTGTGCAATATCCTCGGACAGATGTATCACCTGTGCGACAGCACCGGCGTCGACCCGGAGAAGGATGTGACCATCTCCTGGGGTAACGGCATCCTGTACGACGAGGACCAGGCATGGACGGACTACAAGGCCATGGTATCCGCCGGCATGCTCAAGCCGGAAATCGCCCTGGGTTGGTATTTCGACATGCCAACGGATACGCCGGAAGATTTGGCGGCAATCCGTGAGAAGTATATGCCACAGGAGCAGGAAACGCCGGAAGAGGACAAAATCTAATGCTCAAGGCTGACGAGATCAATGCCCTTCGGGACGCAGCCGCAGAGCTGACGCAGCCCATTACAGATTACCTGATCCGGGATCTGGCGCAGCGTATCGCGGCAGCTGGGCAGCTGACGGCCACGGCACAATACGAGGTATGGAAGCTCCAGCAGCTGGGCATGTCCCAGCGGGAAGTGAAAAAGCAGCTCAAAAAGCTGCTGAAGGTCTCAAACCGGGAGCTGCGCCGACTCCTGACCCAAAGCGCGGAAACCGGGTACAATTACGACATCCGCAGTCTGCCGCAGGCGCAGGCTATCCCCTTCCACCGCAGCGAGATCATGCAGCAGATCGTCTCTGCGGCTGTCTCGCTGGCCCAAGACGATTTGACCAATATCACCCAGACATTGGGCATGGTGGACCCTTACGGCAATGCACAGCCCTTACAGGAGGCATACCGCAAGTGCATGGACTATGCATTCATGCAGGTGTCAACCGGCGCAGCGGACTACACTACTGCCATCCGGGAAGCTACAAAAAACCTGGCGGAAAAAGGTGTTGTGTGGATAGACTACGACAGCGGCGTGCATACATCATTGGACGCCGCTGTGCGCCGGAACGTGATGGGTGGTCTGGGCTTGATGCAAGAGCAGATCAGCCAGCACACCCACGATGATCTGGGGGCCAACGGCTGGGAGATCGATGCACACAGCAACAGCGCACCGGACCATGAGCCGATACAAGGCCGCCAATACAGCGACGCAGCCTATACGGCGCTCAATAACAGCCTTGTGCGGCGCATTGGCACGCTGAACTGCGGACACTCTGCCCACCCCATTATCCTGGGAGTCAGTCCACCGCAGTACACCCCTGCGGAGCTGGAACAGATGCGACAGAAGAACGAGGATGGCATCACTTACAACGGGCGGCATTACAGCGGCTACGAGGCCACCCAGCGCCAGCGGAACCTTGAGGCGGCCATGCGTCGACAGAAGCGCCGCATTCTGGTGGACGAGGCCACCGGCGACACAGAGAAACTGCAAACGGACCAGATCAAATTGCAGATGCTGCGGCAGGAATACGCACGGTTTTCCAAGGCCGCCAAGCTGCGGACCCAGGGAGAACGGGCGGAAGCTTCTGGTTTTGGCTGGAAACAGGCCAGAGACGCCCAGAAAACATTTGAAAAGTATTCTTCTGTGCGGTATAATATGGATGGCACCGTTGTTGTTACGGATGACTGGACGAACAAGGGACACATCAGCATACCAAAAAACTTTACGCCTAATGCGGTCCTTGATACAGTTTCGCAGCGCGGCGCTCAACGGGATAGGTCATTTTATGACGCGGATGGGCGCTTACACAGGCAAATAAGCAACGGTCCGCACAGCAACCCCAAAAAACACCCATATGGGGCGCACGGGGAGCATGCGCACGATGTAATCTGGGAGGACGGGCGAATAGTCGGACGCCCCACCAGAGAGATAACGGAATCCGAAAGAAAAGAGAACGGGGATATCTTATGAATGCATCTGACCTGAAAAGTTTGATTGAGGGGCTGACACAGGATATTGATTTTGAATATCGTGGAAAATCGGGCGCAATCTGCCCGTTCAGCCGCTCCGATATTTCCCTGTGCTACGACGGAAACGAAGTAACTGTTGATTCCGTCGACAAGGCTATGAATACACCCTTTATCTCTGGACGGTCCCTTGTGGACGTGTGCGCGGAACTGGAATTCTAATGCATACAACTAAATGACAGAAGCGTGACGCATATGCGCCGCGCTTTTTTCATACCTATCTGGCCTGTCCGTGGGCCTAAAAAGACGGAGCGGCAGGAGCTGGCAACCTCCTAAAACGCCTATGCCGTGAAAGGAATCACCATGAAAACCGAATTTCTACAAAACTTCAAAGTGGGCGAACAGCCCCTGCCCAAGGAGATCATCGACGCCATTCTCGCCGAGAACGGCAGAGACATCGAGGCGGCAAAGAAGCCCTTCGCGGACTACGAATCCCTGAAAGAGCAGCTCCAGTCCGCAAAGGATGGGCTTGCCGCATTCAAGGACGTGGACGTGGATAAGCTCCAGGGCAAAATCACCGAACTGACCGGCCAGCTTGCCGATAAGGACAAGCAGTGGCAGGCCAAACTGGACGGCATGGCCTTTGATGGACGCATCAAGGACGCCATCACCGCCGCCAAGGGCCGCAACGCAAAGGCGATTGCCGCCCTGCTGGATACGGACACTCTCCGCGCCAGCAAGAATCAGGAGGCCGATATCAAGGCCGCGCTGGATGCTCTGAAAAAGGACAACGGCTACCTGTTTGAGACGGAGACCCCTCCCCCATATGCGCGTGGGACTGGCAGAGACCAAGGTGGGCACGATGACAAGCCCATGACGCTGGCCGGGGCACTCCACGCAAAATACGACAACTGAAAGGATGGTATAAATTATGCCTATTACTCTCGCCGAAGCTAAGGTCGGCATGGCTGACCGCGTAGATCAGCAGATCGTAGACGAATTCCGCCGCAGTTCCCTGCTGCTGGATAAGCTCGTTTTTGATAACGCGATTTCTCCCGGCACCGGCGGCTCTACGCTGACCTACGGCTATATCCAGCTAAAGACTCCCTCCACCGCCGCTGTACGCGCTATCAACAGTGAGTACACCGCCGGAGAGGCCAAGCGCCAGGAAAAGACCGCCAAGGCGGTTATCATGGGCGGCTCCTTCGAGGTCGACCGTGTGCTCCAGAATACCAGCGGCGCGGTGGACGAGCTGGTGTTCCAGGCACAGCAGAAGATCAAGGCCACCACCAACTATTTCCACAACCTCGTCATCAACGGCTGTGCCGCATCTACCGGAGCTGGCTATGTTACCGGCACGTTTGACGGCCTGCGCAAGCTGCTGGACGGCACCTCCAACAACTTCACCACGGACATTGACCTGTCCGACGCTTCCAAGCTGGACAGCAACTCCAATGCGTTTATTGACCAGCTGGACCAGCTTGTCCACGCCATCGACGGCGATGCATCCATGCTGCTCATGAACAGCGACATGCTGCTCAAGGTCCGCGCCGCCGCCCGCCGTGCTGGCTACTATGAGCGCACCAAGGACGACTTTGGCCGCGTCGTGGAGACCTTCGCCGGGATTCCTCTGCTGGATTGCGGCAAGTACTACAACGGCACCAGCTCCGTGGATGCCATCAGCACCTCCGCTCCCACCACCGCCGCTGCCGGCACTTCCAGCATTTACGCCGTCAGCATCGGCCTGGACGGTTTCCACGGTATTTCCCCCACCGGCACCGGCGTTATCAACTCCTACATGCCCGACATGAAGGCCCCCGGTGCCGTGAAGAAGGGCGAGGTTGAACTGGTGGCCGGTATTGTTCTGAAGAATACCCTCAGGGCCGCCGCCCTGAACGGCATTGTCCTGAAGCCTAAGACCTCCGCTTGATAACGGGAGGTAATGCCCATGGCAGACTATGAATTTTACGCAGCCAAGTACATGGGCGACTCCATCTCCGAAGCTGCCTTCCCCCGCCTGGCAAAACGGGCGGGGGAACAGCTTGCCCGGTACAAGCGTATCTACACCGTCACGGCACCGGATGCCGATGCCGAGGATATGGCCATCTGCGCCATGGCGGACGCGTTGGCATACTACGAAGCCGCACAGAGCGGCACAGGAGGCCCTGTGAGCGCTGCCAGTATCGGTAGCGTGTCCGTGTCCTATTCCGGATCCGCAAGCGCTGCGGACACGTCCCAGGCCGCACAGGCGCGGGAGCTGTACAGCTGCGCAAAGCTGTACCTGGACATTTACAGGGGGTGCGTCTGATGCTGTCTGTCCGGCGCGGCTGTCCAATAGATTACCGGCTCTGCAATCAGACGGTGACGGTATATCACAAGGACGGCGATAAGTACATCCGGGCCGTGTATAAGCGGGCTTTCCTGGACTTCAAAAAGGCCCAGAACGTGGACAAAACCGGCACCCACGAAGCCAATTCGTTTCTGCTGGTCATCCCCTGCGACCATCAGATCATATTCCCCAAGGACAAGGTATTTCTTGGCGAGGGCCCGGAAATCACCATCCGCGCGGCGTGGGCGGAGTTCATCCCCGCCAACGTCGCAGGTCTGGTAGTCGTGGAATATGTGGACCCCAAATACTGGCGCGGCCAGATGGTGCATGTGGAGGCGGGCGGATGAGAGTACAGGTCAAAATGAAGCCCGTTGCGCAGATCATCAAGGCCCACGGCCTTGACCGGGACGGGTACGCCCAGCGGTACTGGACGAACATCGTGAACCGCCGCATTACGCGCTATATGCCGTACCGGTCCGGCGCCCTGGCCACCAAACTGAAATACATTTCCGGCCCGGCTGAAATCACTGTTGCCGCGCCTTATGCACGGTATCAATATTACGGCAAAGTGATGATTGACCCGAACATCAACGCAGCCGGATTCAAGACCAAGGACGGCACATGGCGATCCAGAAAGGGCGCTGTAAAGGTGCTGACTGGCCGCAATCTGCAATATGACACTACCAAGAATGCGCTGGCCGGTCCTCTGTGGGATAGGAGGCTCATATCCGCCGAAGGCGACGCCATGGTAGCGGAAATGCGCGGATACATCCGCATGAGGGAGGCGAAACGGTGACGGCGCTGGAAAAGGTCCGGGAATGGCTGAAAACATATCCCGGATATAAGCAGCTGAAAGCTCTATCGGTGGACGCCACAGACCCGCAGCCCGCCAACGGCAGCGTTGCACCGGCCGGTCTTGTGGAAATCTCCCGCCGGTCAGATGTTCTGGGCAATGTGACGGTCACGAACCAGCTGAATTTCACCCTGTATTTCGTGTTTGCCAAGGCCCCGGACGATGACGTGGGGTCCGAGGAAAACGCACAATGGCTGATGGACTTTCAGGATTGGGTGCAGGCCCAGTCCATGACCGGGAAAGCACCCATATTTGGCGACAACAAGCGCCGCGAAAGCGTGAAAGCGCAAAACGGCACCCTGTATGGCGCGGACACGGACGGATGCGCCGTGTACTCCGTCCAACTGTCTGCCCAATACCAAAAATATTTCAGAAAGTGAGGATTCACAATGCCTGATTTGACCTTTAACACCCCCGCCGGTCAGGCCATCGAGCGGGACCTGATGGTTGCGTTCCTGAACACCGACACTACGTCGGTTCCCACCTGGTCCCCCATGGGTTCCAGCGTCAACGACAGTGCCGTGGGCTATGACTGGCAGAAGGATTCCAGCACAGACATTCTGGGCGTCCGACATTCGCACATGAAAAAGCCCGAGATCACCCAGACCTTCAGCGCGGAGGGCCTGTCCTCCGACGACGCCGCCCTGGTGAAGATCTGGAACCTGGGCGTAAAAGAGCAGAATTACACCGCCCTGGCCAACCAGGATGTGCTGATCGTGCATAAGTACGCCGGTACGACCAACTTTGCGGAGCGGTACACCGGTGCTTCTGTAGCCCTGACCAGCCTTGGCGGCGAGGGCGGCGGCAACCTGACCGCCGAATATGAGGTGGAATACGCGGGCGCCCGCACCACCGGCTCCGTCACTGTAGGCGACGGAGGGGCCGTAACCTTTACGGCGGATGCCTGATATATGCCGGACGGGGTGAGCCTGATTGGCTCCCCCGCCCGGATATCTTTTACAAGGAGGCTGCTATGAATCTGAATTTTGACACCGGCGTAAAAAGCTACAACGTGAACGGCGTAGAGGGCGTGTTTGCCATCAACCCTACGGACGCAGATTTCGTAGAACGCCTTTTCGATGCGTTTGAAGATTTGGAAAAGCGCCAGCGGGAAAAAGAATCCACGGTCAGCAAAACCGGAGATAAGCGCGAGGCGTTCCGGATTGCCCGTGAGTATGACAGCGAAATGCGCGAGATTATTGACGGGCTGTTGGGTGACGGCGTGAGCGAGAAGTTGTTCGGGCGGATGAATGTGTATGCTTATGGAAACGGACTTCCTGCATGGGCCAATTTCATTCTTGGCCTGATGGAGGAGTGCGACTGTGCGTTCGCCCGTGAGCAGAAGGCCACAAACCCCAGGCTGAAAAAATACCTGGATAAGTACAGAAAATGAGCCCGTGGGAATCTTTGCCCACGTCCATCGAAATCGCTGGGAAGGAATATAAAATCCGCACGGATTACCGTGACGCGCTGAACATCTTTGAAATTCTCAATGACGTTGAACTGGACAACCGGGATAAGTTCATCGGCATGGTGACGGTGTTCTTCGAGGATCCGGCTTCGGTCCCGGAGGACCAGTATGACAGCGCCGTGAAGCTGTGCTACTGGTTCCTCAACGGTGGGGATACATTCGCCGGGCGCAACTCCCAAAAGCTCATGGACTGGGAACAGGACTTCCGCTACATCGCTGCCCCCATCAACCGCGTAATAGGAAAGGAAATCCGCAGTATTCCGTATATGCACTGGTGGAGCTTTTTGTCTGCGTATTACGAAATCGGCGACTGCCTATTCGCACAAATCGTGCGTATTCGCTCTCTCAAGGCCAAAGGCAAGATGGACAAAGATGACCGGCGATGGTATCAGGAAAACCGGGAATTGGTGGACTTTAAGGTGCGGTACACCTCCGAAGAGGAAGATTTCGTAAACCGGATGATGGGCAAAAAGTAAGGAGGTGAATCTGTATGGCAGATGCATATCTCACGTTTTCCACGGATTTTGATAACACGGAGCTTGAAAAAAAGCTCTATAAGCTAAACTCCGACATCAAAAAAAAGACGGAGAAGTTGCTTCAGGTGAAAGACGAGCGTGCGCCACTGGCTGAACAATCTGCCCAGGTTGCCGCAAACCTTGACCGCGCCAAGCAAACCCTTGACTATATGCGCAGCGGGAAGGAGTTCTTCCCCGCGCAATCCATAAAAGACCAGGAATCCACCGTCCGGCAGCTACAAAAGGAATTTGACGCCGTGCAGTCCAAGGTGGAGTCTTACGACGCCAAAATCCAGGCGGGCGAGAAAGCTCTGGGCCGAATGCAGGAAGACGCGGGCGGTTTGGAGCAGAAACTACAGGCCGCCGCAGATGGCGGGTCTGCCATGGGAGATGCTATCAACCGGGCACAGTCTTACATGGCAAAGTTCACCGAACGCGTGAAGAAGCTGGCAAAGCGTGTATTTGTGTTCACGGTCATCACAGCGGCGCTGCGTTCCATCAAAAACTGGATGGGCGGCATTATCCGCCGGAACAACGAGGCCGCCGCCGCTATGGCTCAGCTTCGCGGCGCATTGCTCACATTGGCACAGCCACTGGCGGAGGTAGTAATTCCGCTGTTTACGGCGCTTGTACAAATTCTGACGCGCGTCGTGTCGGCACTTGCCCAGGTGTTCGCTTACATCGCAGGCAAGCCAATATCTGCCATGAAGGCCAATGCAAAAGCGCTGAACGCGCAGGCAGACGCCATTGACGGTGTAGGGAACTCTGCAAAAAAGGCATCTAAGTCCCTTGCTGGGTTTGACGAGCTGAACGTGCTGAGCGCAGCTGATACATCGCCTGCGTCTGGCGGCGCGTCCGCTGCTGCCCCGGACTTCAATTTCGATGCCAACATGACCGAGGATCAACTGAAAAATATGCTGACCCTGATCGAGTTGATTGCCGCAGGCATCTTGGGCTGGAAGCTTGGCAACGGATTCACGGACGGCCTGAAAAAGACTGCCGGGATCTTCCTGGCCATTGACGGCACTATCGGATCTATCAAGGCGCTGACCGACGCATGGACAAACGGCGTAAACCTCGACAACCTGCTATCGGCGCTGGGCCACATGCTGGAGCTATCCGGCGGCCTTTATCTGGCGTTCGGCAAGGTAGGCGCCGGGATTGGGCTGGTAGTATCCGGTGCGGCCCTGCTGGTCACTGCATTTCGCGACATGATGGAGAACGGCATGAACCTGGAAAACACTCTGATGAGCGTCGCCGGTCTGATGCTTGGTGGCTTGGGAATTGCTGTGCTCACAGGGTCCTGGATTCCGCTCCTGATTGCCGCCATCGCCTCCCTGCTTGTTGCTGTGGTGAACGCCTACGGCGATACAGAGCAGTTCGTCGACGGGATCAAAGCCATGCTGGATGGGTTTGCGGACTTCTTCGCGGGTATTTTCACCGGGGATATTGACCGTGCCATCGGCGGTATCGAGAAAATCTTCAAGGGCTTGCAAAACGTTCTGTTTTCCATTGTGGATGCGCTCAAAAACATGTTCCTGTCGTTCTTGGATTGGCTGGATGAGAAGACTGGCGGGAAGCTCCATGGGATCATCGAGTTCATCAAAAGCTTGGTCACGGGAGCATTCACTTTCATCAAGGATTTTATCGGCAACGCCATGGCAGCCATTAAGAAGATATTCACGGGAATCGTTAAATTCCTCTCCGGTGCGTTTACGGGCGACTGGGACAAAGCGTGGGAGGGTATCAAAGATATCTTTGACGGCATATCAACAGCCATCATGGGGAAGTGGGCGGCAGTCATCAATGCAATTAA